CAGCGTGCGGGCTACTACGTGCAGATGCGCAACGCCGGGGCCATCACGCAAAACGAAATCCGTGACCTCGAAGACATGCCCCGCATTGATGGTGCAGACGACCTGCACGTACCGCTCAACATGGCCCCCAGCGACATGCTGGCCGACTACCTATCCGGCAAGAACCAAGGAGCATCCTGATGCACCGCGTTATCGCACCCCTGCAAATCAAAAGCGCCGAGCAGGACGGCACCTTCAGCGGCTACGCCGCAGTCTTCGGCAACGTTGACCTGGGCGACGACATCATCCAGCCCGGTGCCTTCAAGCAGGCCAAGACCACCGCAGACGGAAAACTGCGAATCGCCATGAACCACCGCCTCGACCAGCTGGCCGGTAAAGCCAGCTTTGTCCAGGACGACTATGGCCTGCGGGTTGAAGGCAAGCTCAGCCTGGGCGTCAGTTACGTCAAAGACGCCTACGAGCTGATGAAAGACGGCGTGCTCAACGGCCTCTCCGTGGGCTTCAACATCCTGGCAGACGGCAGCGTTTACGAAGAGCGCGAAGGCCGCTGGGTGCGCGTTATCCGCGCCGCAGAGCTGTGGGAGTCCTCCCTGGTTCCGTTCGGCATGAACCCCGAGGCCCTTGTCGATAGCGTCAAGGCCGCCTCCATCCGAGATTTCGAGGCCCAACTGCGCAGCCTCGGATACAGCCAAACCGAAGCGAAAGCGCTTGCTTCGGGTGGCTTCAAGTCGCTCCCCCACCGGGATGGTGGTGGAGACAGCGGGACGCTGGAAGACGAACTCAAAGCGCTAACCCAAGCATTCACCTGGAGCTAACCACTATGCAAATCACTCGCAAGCACCTCACGCTGGCCGTCATGGCCTGCATCGCAGTCATGGCCGTTGCCGCCCTGGTGGGCCACCCTGTCATCCCGCCTGAAGCACTCGCGGGCCTGGGCGTCATGCCCATGGCCATGTCCGGTGAGCTTGACATCAAGAGCCAATTCGCACAGCTCACCGATGTGGCCAAGGCTGCGCAAAAGGCCGTGGAAGACATGAAGAGCGCCCACACCCAGCTGGACGGCCGGGTCAACAAGCTGCACGAAGAACTGAAGGCAGGCTCTGTGGACGCCACCACCAAGGCCGCCTACCAGACCGCAGTGGAAAAAGCCGCAGCCACCGAAGCCACGGTAGAAAAGCTCTCCGCTGAAGTTGCTGAGCTGGCCAAGAAGTCGGCCAACCTGCTGGGCAGCGCCAACCAGGCCAAGTCGCTCGGGCAGCTGGCAGCCGCATCGGAAGTGTGCAAGTCCTACCGGGGCGGCACGGCCGAGCTGGTCACCATGCAGGGCTCTCTGTTCCGCAAGGCGGCCGTCACCAGCGCAGCCGCCAGTGCGGGCGCCCTGGTAGAAGCCTATCGCGTCCCAGGCGTCCTCATGCAACCCGACGAGCCACTGACCGTGCGCGACCTGTTCGCCGCCGTCAGCATCGCCAGCAACGCGGTGGAATGGGTGGCAGAAAAGCTCTTCACCAACAACGCAGGCCCCCAAGGCCCCGAAGGCACGGCCAAGTCAGAAAGTGGCATCACCTTTGAGAAGAAGACCAGCGCGGTCGAAACCATTGCGCACTGGATTCCCGCCAGCCGCCAGGTGCTTGCAGACGCCCCCCAACTGGCCGGGCTGATCGACGGCCGCCTGCGCACGGGCCTCAAGCTCAAGGAAGACGACAGCCTGCTCTTTGGCGACGGCACCAACGGCAACCTGCTGGGCCTCGTGCCACAGGCCACGCCCTACGTGTCCACCGGCATCCCAGCGTCGCCCAACAAGCTCGACCACCTGCGCTGGGCGTTCCTGCAGGCCAGCCGTGCGAAGTACCCAGCCACCTTCGCGGTGCTGAGCCTGGACGACTGGGCGCTGATCCAGATGATGAAGACCACCGACGGTGCTTACATCTTCGGCACCCCCACCGATGGCGCCGCACCCCGCGTGTGGGGCAAGCGTGTGGTGGAAAGCTACAGCCTGGACGCCTCCGACTTCCTCGTCGGCTCCAGCCTCGCCGCCACCATCTACGACCGTGAAGAAGTCACCGTGCGCGTTGCCGAGCAGCACGCCGACTTCTTCATCAAGAACATGGTGGTGTTGCTGTGCGAAGAGCGCCTGGCGTTCACCGTAGAGCGCCCCGGCGCCATCGTGAGCGGCGCCTTCGTCTAATCCGTGCACACGTGTGCACAGCCCGCAGGTCTCACCGCCTGCGGGCATTTTTTTGGAGGGCACATGCCTACCGTACTCAAGACCTTTGTGCGTAACGGCCAACGCTTCAAGCGTGGTGACGACGCCCCCAGTGACCTCGATGGCCCCACCGCAGAGCACTACCGCCGCCACGGGATGATTAGCGCAGGCACAGAGCCCAAAGCACCAGCCCGCGCGCCGTACGCCCCCGGCCCATCTGAGACCAAGCCTGCAACTCCCTCAGAGCAGCAGGCCGCATCAACTGATGCGGCAGATGCCGCTGACGATGCCCAGGCGGCGCAGGACAGCACCCCCAACCCCGATGGCTCTGCCACCGACCCCAACGCCGCCCCGGCCGACTGACGGCCCGCTGCGTGATGCGCCTTGCCCCCAAGGCGCATTGCACAGCGCAATGCCACGAAAGCAACAGCATGCCCATCAAGCCCACCCCCGAAGAAGCCCAACCCCGCCTGCGCCTGGACTCCGCTCTGGCTGGTGACCTGGCTGCCGCCATTGACCAGGCGCATGCCCAGGCCGTCAAGTACCTCGACGGCGCACTCTACGCAGACCAGGCGGCGCTAACCGCCGCAGCCGATCCACGCGGCATCGTGTGCACGGCAGACATCATTGCCGCCCAGCTCCTGCTGGTCGATGTGCTGGTGGGCAACAACAGCGCCGCCGACCGCGACGACAAGCGCGCAGCCGCCCACAACATCCTGCGGCCGCACCGCAACCTGGGGGCCTGAGCCATGCAATCACAGCAGCTGGACACCGTCATCCAGATAGAGCGGCGCACCGTCACGCGCGGTGCATCAGGCGGCCAGGTCACCACCTGGGCGCCGCATGCTGCCCTGTGGGCTCAGCGCACAGACCTCAGCGGCACTGAGCGGCGCCTCACCAGCCAAGGCGGCGAAGTGGCCGTGGCCCGCACAGAGTTCCTGGTGCGTGAGCGCGACGACCTCACCACCACCATGCGGGTGGTGCACAAAGGGCTGAACTTCAACATCCAGCACATCAAGCCGCTCACCACCTCGCGCGGCTGGATGGTGCTGACCTGCGACACCGGGGCAAACGATGGCTGACAAAGACATCCTGGGCATTGGCGACATGAAGGCCAACTTTGCCAAGCTGCGCGACGAAGTGAGAAACCGCACCAGCCGCCGCATGGTGGTGGCAGGTGGCAACGTGCTCAAGCGCAAGGCAAAGCAGATCGCGCAGGCCAATGGCTCGGTACGCACGGGCGCCATGGTCAAAAACATCGCCATCAAGCGCGAAGCGCAGGCGGGCGACGGCACCACCCAGTACCACCTCGGGGTGCGCCACGGGCGCAACCTCACCGCCAAGGCCAAGAAGAACTCAAAGCTGGCGGTGGCATCCACCGGCCGCATCGTCAAGCGCTACGCAGACGACCCCTACTACTGGCGGTTTGTGGAGTTCGGGCACAACGTGGTGCCCCGCAACCCCGCGCAGGGCAAGCAGCAGTCCATCAGCAAACGGCGCAAGCAGCCCACCGGCACAGTGGCCGCCAAGCCATTCATTGCCCCAGCGCTAGAGCAGGGCAGGGCAGAGGCGCTGGAAGCCATGAATGACCGCCTGCAGGCAGACCTTGCAAAGGCGGGCAAGCCATGACGGTGCACGAAACCATCACCGCCGCGCTGGTTCCCGCCATGCCCAACACCTGGGCGCGCGAACTGCCGCCAGACCCGGTATGGCCCGCCCTGGTGTTCGATGTGGATAGCGAGCCAGAAGAAGCCTGGAGCATGGCCGGTGGCTACACCGCCCACGACGTGAACGTGTTGG